TCTTATATGTGGAGGAGTCTATTACTAAGGAACAGCATGACGAAGTGCTTGATTGGGCTTCGAAATTAAAAGATACTGAAATTGTTTATTTTGAGGAGCAATAAGATGATTAAACCGTCTAAGTATAGAGAATTATGTAATCATATTCTTGGAAAATGCACGTTTAACGAACGACCTGCTAATCCTGTATCAACAGGTGAACGTCTTTTAACAGAAGATTATTACATTGACTGTTTGGTTAATGACGTAAAAGTTGCAACGTTACATGTTTCAAAAGATTTATCGTCATATGCTTCAATTTATACCAATGATAATGGAACAGGTGTAATTTTTGCTAGTTTTGGATTTACTCTGAAACGAGCATTGAAGAAAGCAAAAAGAAATATTGATTCAGAACGAGACAGACTGTTTGCTATGTATTCGAAGATTACTCATAAGATTGGTTCTAGCCGTAAGGATATTACTACTATGATTCAGTATCTTACAAATGTCGAATTCAGCACAGATAGTTATTTATTTACTAATCTGATGAAAGCTGTATTTGAAGCAGCATGTCAGAGTAATCCAGAATTATATGATAGTTCTGTGAAGATATTGACTGAATACTTTTCTTCAAAGGTTGTCCGATAAAAAAATTATTTTTTAGGGGTTTACAAGAACAAAACAATTTACTATATTTAACAACGTAAAAAACAAAACAAGAATAGCAAAAGCGGTTCCTATAACCAGAGGAATAGCTTAGTTGGTTAGAGCGTTCACCGCAAGGTGAAAGGTCGTCGGTTCGAGTCCGATTTCCCCTTCCATCAAGTTTACTGCTCGCTATTTTTTAACAAAAACAGGAAAAAATTTTTTATATATAATATAAAGGTTAAGAAAATGACTAAGTTTGTAGTTGATATGCATGATGTTGATACTCGCCGCGGTGGACGAGGTTTCGGCAAGCATGATAAGGATCGATATAGACACAGGGTCATTTAGTATTAACTATATAAAGAGTTTATAAAAATGATTCCTGTGTAAAAACAGGAATTTTTTTTATTTGGTCTTATCGTTTAATGGATGGACACCAGCCTGTCACGCTGGAGGTACGGGATCGTGACCCGTTGAGACCGCTAATAGCATATGAAGTTCCTATTCTATTTCGCCAAAATATTGAAGTAACATACTTCTCGCTATTAATTCGGGGCCGTAGCTCAATTTTGGTTAGAGCACCGGACTGTCACTTCGGAGGTTGAGGGTTCAAGTCCCTTCGGTCCCGCGAATTATACACCAGTAGCCGAGCCTGACTACGAATCAGGTACACGTAACTGGAGCTGAAAATGCAGGTTCGAACCCTGTCTGGTGTACTAAAGAAAATTTACATTTATGCCTCACTAACTCAATTTGGTTAGAGTACCTGCCTCTTAAGCAGGGAGTTCAAGGTTCAAGTCCTTGGTGGGGTACGAAATGCCCCAGTGGCGCAATTGGTAGCGCAGCGGACTCTTAATCCGTGGGTTGAAGGTTCGAGTCCTTCCTGGGGTACGAAACTAGCCTTCTGTTTTTGACAAGCGCAGATGGATTTTACGAAGGCCGGTAGATGTAACCGTTGGCGCAACATCATTTATGCGGTGGGAGTTTTGCTGGCTTCTCGTGTCCGACACCGGGCAGATAAAAAACCAGCATTTATGCGGTAGTAGCACAACTGGTAGTGCGATTCCTTGCCATGGAATAGGTTGTGGGTTCAAGTCCCATCTACCGCTCTAAAATATGCGTTTATGGTGTAGTGGTAACATATAACCTTGCCATGGTTGTGTCTCGGGTTCGAATCCCGATAGACGCTCTAAAATTTTTATCCCCTCAGTGGTGTAATTGGTAGCATAACTCCCTGTGACGGAGTTGGTTCGGGTTCAAATCTCGGCTGGCGGACTAAAATATGCGGCTATGGTGTAACTGGCAACACGATAGTCTTCCAAACTGTAGTTTCGGGATCGTACCCCGATAGCCGCTCTAATGAATTATATAGAATTAAATGATAAAGGTAAGCTCGGTAGTGACGAGCAAAAACTTGCCGACTATTTTGGAGTCGGCAATTATACTACATTCTATAAAAAACATTTTATACAAAATAGATTTAGTATTACAAAAGATGATTTTATTGCCGGGGTTATTCCAGTCATGTTTTCAGCAATGAAAAAACTGGGTATCGAATATAAACATGACGATTATCCAGAACAATTAAGAAAATATCTTTATCGTAAAATTTGGGAAACAAAACTTGGCTATATAAAAGATAAAGTATTTAATGAATATTTAATTAATCCAATTTTTATAAAACCAAAAGATAAATTAAAGAAATTTACTGGATTTTTATTAAATTCAAGAGATGACTGGTTTCTTACTGATGGTGCTGCAGATGGAACAAATATTATCTGTTCAGAACCAGTTAAATGGGTTACAGAATATCGTATTCCTGTAATTAACAAAATTCCTAGAGATTATTGTAATTATTTTGGAAATCCAGATATACAGGTAGATAAATCGGTTGTCCAAAATATGATTGACGAGTGGACAGATTCTCCTAAGGCATATTGCTTGGATGTAGGAGTTTTAGATACTGGCGAGACTGCTTTAATAGAAATAAATGATGCGTTTAGTTGCGGTAGTTACTCAATGAGTGCTGAAACCTATGGTGATTTACTGACAACAAGATGGAATGAGTTAAAAGGTTGACGAGAGTCAACTCTTTTATTATATTTAATATAAAGACTATAGGAACTACTATGAATACTTGTCCATTTAATACCGGTGATATCATCGAAGTAAGCAACGGTTATCTCAATGCCGTAACCTGCCGTCCAGTCAAATTCAACGAAGGCGATCGCTATAAGGTTATATATATCGATTCCAATCCCTATGCCTCACGGGATGCTTTTCGCGCTCAATGTATCAACGCAGTAAATCCTGCCCGTATCGGCTATACATGCGAAATTAATGAATTTATGCCAGTCTATAATTTTTTCCACAAAGTAAAGGAGTAAATCATGGGTGCATTAGTATCGAAAGAATACGCAAACGAATTGTTAGAAGAACTCAAAAAAGCAGCAGAAATTAATCCTGCTATGTTTAATCAAGAAAAGATTAAAACGTTCTATGAAGACCTTTATGGAACTGGTGATCAAGGAATTGGACAAGTCTTTGCTGCACTTGACCATGTTTATGAAGAAGAAATCCGTTTTACTGACGAAGAAATTAATGAAGTCAAAAACGTTGTTAGAAAACACGGTTTTGAAATTTTAGAAGAATACAAAAAAGAACCGAAAGAAGAAGCAAAGGCACGTTTAGGAGATGCTTACAATCCAGTTCGTGATGATTATAGCTTTATTGGTAAGCTTGGTGAAAAAGAATTTGCTTTTCATGTATGTAAGTTGAAAAAGAAAAACGGTGGTTTCATTGAAGACGCAAAAAACGGATTAGTTCCGATGTATAATATTAATCAGTTTTGTGCAAATGAAAAAACGACCAAACATTATTTTACTACACCTGCTGTTCAATTTATTATGTTTAATTATATTGACGCAGATTTTAAGGAAATGATCAAGTGTCTCGATGCTGGTTTGAATTTAAAGCAGTTTGAACAAAATAACGATGATGATTATTATCATGTAGTCAGTGCACTTGAAAATTTGGAACTTGAAAGAAGTAAAAGAGGTAAAGTTCGAAGCCGTTTGAATATTCTTAAGAAATATGAAGAAGAATTAGAAAAGAAGAAAGCTAAAAAGAAGAAAAAATAATGCGGTGTTGTAATTGTCGATACTGTTATGTAGATTCCTGGGATGAAAGTGATTGGACCTGTGGTATCTTTGGTAGTAATGCTGAAGACATGATAACTGAAGATAAAAATGGAGACTTTGGCTGCAGGTATAATTCACGGTTTCTTAAGAAAAAAGAACGAGAATTAGATAACTGGTGGAGTACTGAACAAATAAAACAAGCTGAAGCGATGGAATTAAGACAATCATTGAAATCAGTTCCTAAAGGAATTATAAAATTAGAAGGCGCTGATAAAACTGACCTTCTTGATTACTTTGTGGTAATTAAATAAAAATAGCGGGTTTTTAACCCGCTTTTCTTTTATTTACTTCCTATAAATTCTACTGCATATTCTTGTCTAAAAAATATATCACCACATTCTCTGATTACTCGTTCTTTCCATTCTTCATTTCTGTGCGGAACACAATCCCATCGAATTTTAGAAGGAATAAATGAATTTTCACCATTGATAGCACGTTTCCAGATTTCATAGAATCCATGATCAATACCATGTGGTGTAGAGATTAAAATCATTTGAGCATCTCGTCTGCTAGCTTGCGTAGGAAATACAGACATTAAGAAATTATCAAAATCAGACTTTCTCATAAATGCTGCTTCATCTAATATTAATAAATCTATAGTACGTCCTCTAACTGCACTACTAGAGCAAGAAACTGCAATTATATAAGAATGATTTTCAAATTGTAGTCTTTCGTTACAATTAGTTGTTGCAAATGGTCTCATAAATTCTGGGAGATTACAGTATATTTCCCTTATTTTATGTAAAATTTCTTTTGCAGCATCTAATTTATGACTCATTATTGCAACTGATTTGTCTGGATTAAAAATTATATACCAAAGAGCATAAATTGCAATAATTGTAGTTTTTCCACATTGTCTTGGTGCTAAAACAATTTGATTTCTTCGTCCCATACTTTCTGGTTTTAATCCGTCAAAAAATTTTTTAAGTAATTTTTTCTGAAAGGAATATGGTTCGAAATTATCTAAACCATGATCAGTTAATATTTTTACATAACGTGAAAATTGTAAAACACTTTTTGAACATTTCTTTAAAATGCTTATTTCTTTTTTATTCATTTTGTCTTCTTTAATTTTTAATGTTTACCTTCGGATAATCCATGTCTCATGACATCTCATGTTCCTCCGCTATGGGTTTTTGAAGGAAAACCCTTCCGCCCCTATGGCGTACTGCACTGTCGTCTGACAATACGTTTTTGGAAACCTGAACGGTTTATTTATAAAACCGTCTATTTACAAATATAGCTATTTTTACTATATTATATGTTAAGAATATTATCTTATCTGATTTTTTTAGGAATAATAATGTTTAAGAAATTTCAGGAATACACAATTCATTTCTTCTATGATGAAAGTTCTTCGGATAGTTTTACTTTTTTCGAAGCCATTTTCATGATTTTGCTGCTTGCTGAGCTTGCATCTCCTTTTCTTTGGATATATGCTATTTTTAAAATTGGATTTAATCCAGTTACTATTTCTTGGGGCGTTTCTACATTGACCTATTGGTTAACTTTTGGTTTGGGATATTATCTTTCAAATTCTAAACCACATCTTAACCGATTTAAGTATGATAAACTTGACCTCGAAGATAAACGATTTACACTTAAACTGTCAATAATTTTGTTCTTACACTTATTCTCGTGTGGTATCATGGCTGTAGCATTGCCGTTTATTATAATTATTGCTATTTTTAATGCAATCGTTAACGGTATTACAAAACAAGTTTTTCCAGATCCAGTAAAAAAGAAAACAAGTAATGAACTTTCAGAAGAGTATGATTCATTAATCAAGGACTAATATATGGTTGATAATAACAGTTGCTTAAAATATAAGTATCTTACAATCAAAGTTACAGCAGAACGAAATCCAGCAGGAGCAATGTATGATTGGACTTATACTGTAACCGGTATTGACGCATTTAAAGACGTCAATGTTCTTGGTTATTATGATGAAAAGAAAACAGCTCCTGTAGTCCTTATGAGCAATAAGACCATTTTTGAGTATGACTGGACTACAATTCCTTCTCGTATTCGTTCTGGTATCTGTAAGGGCTATATGGACATGTTCAAGGACGATAAGCACATTATTATCGTCAGTGATACAGTTTCATTTGAAAAAAGTGTTACTGGAGCAGCATTTGGTGTAGAAGACGCTGGATTCAAATTGTCTCATGCATTCGAAGGATATACTTTACAGTTTATTAATCCTGCAGTATATGAAACTGTAGAATCAGAAAATTTCCTGCATAATCCAATTAGTGAAGAAGAACGCAAGAAGAAACGTGAAGAAAAACTGGATGCTGAATGGAAAAAGCGTTTTGGAAGTATTCCTGAGGAGCAACGTCCTAAGATTGTTTTCGAAGACGAAATTAAGGTAGTAGAAAAGCAAATTAAGAAGCCGTTTTGGACAGATGCTAAAATTGGAATCATGGCATTACTTGTGTCTATCGCATTTGTTATTAGTTTGGGAATTATTGCTTCTAATTTGATGCATCGTTATCAAGCATGGTTAGACGAACGTTCTGCAGAGGCAATGGAAACAAATGTTACTAAGACCATTACAAAGAATCCATATTCTAGGGCACAAGCAATGGCTTTGGCTATTGACAGTATGTCGGTCTTTGAAGATGGAACAAAGGATTCACTTGATGTAAAGGCTTTGGCAGATTCTATTTATGCAACGGATTTGAATCATCGTGCTGATTCTATTGCACAAGTAACAATTAAGCGTGATAGTCTTATTGCTGAATTGCCAAAAGAAAAGAAAGTTCAGATTGAACTTGTAGCCGTTATCGAAGATGGTATTACTACAAGAAAAGTTCAGACTGCGGCAGTGTTAGATACGATCAAAGAATCAGACATGAAGCATTTGACTAAAACTATTACTGTAATGGCTACAAATATGGCTAAGGACAGACAGACTGAAATTGATACTTCTAAAACTTATTATAGAGTTTCTAAGATTAAGACTGACAACTTCATTTCTTTGGAGTAATCTATGGAAGAACTACTTAAAAAATATTTAACAGTGATTGTTTTCTTGGCAGGTTGTGCATCGTTTTATTTTATAGGTGAAATTTGGCATAAACCTACATTTCAGAAAGAAATTGTAGAAGACCGTAAGTTTTCTATGCCTGTAACTATTGAAATGTATACTGTTATCAATGACGGTGTTACAAGACGAATTGTTGCATCCAAAGTAGTAACCGATTCTATTACTCACAAAGATACAGAAATGGTTAATAGGTCTATCAGAGAAGCAACACATAAGATGATTGCTTTGAGACAGAAAGAAATTGACCATAATGAACGTTATTGGAGAAATGCTAAGTTTGTCGATGTAGGTAAGGAAGAAGATTTTACTCCAGTAAACATTTCTTTTATAGAGGATGATAACTAATGGATAATCAAGAGCATCACCCATACGTTGTCAGTATAGGCTCATCGTATGACGGTGATCATTATATTGGTGATACAGAATTGTCAAAAACTGCATATGCAATTCTTGGTGCTTCAGTTATTATATGCATGGCAATCTTTTTAGGTTTAATGTATTTTGGATTTACCCAAATAGATTTAGATAGAGACAAGTCATTTGGTAATGCATGTCTTTGTGCAGGTTGTCAACGTTGTAAGGATGCAAATGATAGAGTAAGAGCTGAAGAAGAAGCAAAACGAGCGGAAGCAAGACAGAAGTTTGTTGCCGACAGTATAGCACGTTATGAATTTCTATATGATAGCTTAATGAATGAATATCGAATTCAAGATAGCATCAACGCTGAACTTGCAAAAGAACATAAAATTAAAGTTGACTATATTGCATTTATCGATGATGGTGTTACTTCTCGACAAGTAGTAGTTAATACTATAACTGATTCTCTTTCTCCAGAAGATATGACATTACTTGGTAATTCTTTTGGTGAACTTGCTTATACAGCAGCAAGAGATAGACAAAACGAAATTGATAACAATAAGGAATATTACACAAAGAGGATTGTAAATGAACAAAACTAAGAAATATGATTATGCTGAAAATCTTTCAGATGGTTATCCTGTTGTAAATACGTATGTAAAGTCTGATGTTCCAGATGAACCAGAAGTAAAACCTTATATTCCACCAGAAAAACCTCATTATGGAAAACCGAACTTTGGTTATAAGTTCATTGTAAGATATGGTAAAGCTATGCAAATAAATACATTCATCGCTATGGTCGTCTTTGTTTGCCTTATGGGTGTAACTTTGTTTATGACCAATATTGATATTTCAGAACGTAAAGTTAATGCAACAACAACTGTTACTGTTGTTCAGCATGAACCAAAACAAGATATTCCTACCACGTTCTCTAAATTCTTGAATAAACATGTAGAAGGAAATCCAGAATTGATCGCAAAATTCGATTCTTTAATGGAAGCAAGACGTATTGCAACATTAGAAGAACAGGAAAGAAATAGACAACGTATTCGTGACAGTCTGGCTCAGTATATTCATGTTAGAGATTCTATCAGGGCTGAATTGTTAAGAGAAGATAGTCTTAAGGCAGAACTTGAACGTGCAAAGAAAGTCAAAATTGACTATATTGCTGTTATTGATGATGGTATTACTAAGAGAACTGTAAATGTCAATTCTGTTGCAGATACATTAACACCAGAAAATACAGAAATTTTAGGTAAAACCTTCTATACTGCCACATATCAAGCAGCTATTGATAGACAAAAAGAAATCAATAGAACTAAGGATTATTACAAGCATCTTAGGTTGAAGACTGAAAGCTTACTATAAATAATACATGGTAGCTGAGGTAAAAAATACAGATGCATATCCATGGTTATGTGGAACACTTAAAGGGTTAACAAATCCGCTAAGCGATGGAAATAATATAGTTTGTACTAACGAAACCGATACTGCGGATAGTATTGTTATTGACGCATATGACACATTTGGACTCAAGTGTGTCTATTATCGTGTAACGGAAGATTTACTTAGAGACAAGCTTTATGGCGAAGACCAGTTGAGAATGATTCTCAGAAGCTGGTATTTTAACGGATATGTCGAACAGTTACCTCCTAATGTAAGAAGCTATCAATTACAGGGAATTTGGGGCGAAGATACTGTAACTATGTTTGCAAGTATCGACGCATTCAATTATTATTCAACATATGGTGGTGTTGATAAGAATACTCCAGAAGTATATGAAGAACAACCACCTTCTATTGGCGATATAATTTATATTCCTGCAAATGATTATTTCTATAGAATCGTAGACGTAAAATATTATGAACAGGCATTCGGTTTAAAACCGCATACATATACTTTTACTTTAAAAGTTTACAAAGATAATAAGTATACAATTTCTGCGGATTCTCCGACATTATCGGATCCGAATGATCCAATTTATAAAGTTGCACCAGATTCATTACCAAGTCAATATCAAATTAAAGATATTTTGGCTACTAATGATATGGTCAATAATAGTGCAAAGGCGAATCCAGATCCATATAACAATATAAACGTCATGTATGACCCTTCTAAGGAAACAGGCGTATATATTGATGAGTTCTAACGGGTATTGACAAAAACCCGTTGTTTTGCTATATTTAAAAACAAGAAAACCATTTTAAAAGGAGAATAAATGGGTATTATTCTTGTTAAAGCATTTATTATTTCAGGTCTTGTTCTCATAATTTCATATTTTGGAATTAAGTTCATTATGAAACATATGAAGCAGTTTCTGATTATCCTTGGATCCTTAACTTTCTGTACTTGTGTCGGATTTGACATTTACTTCAGTAAGTTCTACCAGAAGAATGAAACCGCAATAAAGGTGTCTGAAGAAATCAAAGATGAATTGACAAAGGTTTCTGAGAAATTCAATATACATGACTATGTAATTAAGAATGTCAAGCAGAAAGAAGGTGTCAATATGACAGTTGTTTCTGAAATTGATACTGCATTATATGAAATCATTGAAGTTTACAGGAAGATTTTAAATGACCCAAAATATATGCCATTGATTACAAGTGCAAATGATTATATTGGTCATTCTAAAAATTCAGCACATTATCAAGGTAAAGCGATTGATATTCGAATTAAAGATTTAGATAAAGCTACTAAAAAGAATATCATTGATGCAATCAAGGTAACACTTGGCAATAGTTATACTGTATTACACGAAGATGCAGGAACAGCTAACGAGCATTTACATGTTCAACTCAAGAGGAGTTAATTATGAAAAATACATATGAAAAATGTGAATGCGGTAAAATCTGCTATAAGACAAAAATCGATGCACAGTTTGCATTATATAAGTGTGAAGCTGCTAGTCGATTGAAGAACGACCATAATAGACATGAGCAAAGAATTTACTTTTGTCCATTGTGTCAGACGTTCCATTTAACTAGTAAAGCTAAGTTACCGACTTGGCGAGAATATAAAGGAAAATAATTTTATTTTAGGGGTTTACAACTGAAATAGAATTTACTATATTTAACAACGTAAAAAACAAAAACAACTTTTAGGAAAAAAAATTTATATATAATTATAAAGGATTGAAACAAATGAAGTCTCTAAGTTTACAGTGTCAGTTACTCAGTAGCAGCTTACTCAGCTGGTGCTTGCTTAGTAGTGTACCTGTAGGGACTAAATAGTTTTAATCTGTATTAGATAGAATTTTTAAGGTTCCTACGAAAGTTAGGGACCTTAATTTTTTATATAGCTCTATGTGGTAATTGGTAACCGACGTGACTCCAAATCTCGGGTTCTCTGTTCGAATCGGAGTAGGGCTGTAAACGGCTTGTGGTGGAATTGGTAGACACAACTGACTTAAGATCAGTCGCCGGGGTGCCGGCGTGTGGGTTCGAGTCCCTCCAGGCCGATATATAACGTCAGATGGCGGAATTGGTAGACGCGCAAGGTTGAGAGCCTTGTGTCCGCAAGGACGTGAGGGTTCGAGTCCCTCTCTGACGATATAACCTTAGGTGGCGGAACTGGTAGACGCAGGGGCCTCAAAAACCCCCGCCGCAAGGCGTGAGAGTTCGAGTCTCTCCCTAAGGATATTGCCGGTTGGTGTAATGGTAGCACAAGTGCCTCTGAAGCATTTAGTATTCGTTCGAAACGAGTACCGGCAACTAAATTCAAGCTGTCTTGTAACCGAGTGGTCGAAGGTAGCGGTCTGCAAA